TGTAAAGTAAGAATTTTTTGGTACCATACTGAAAATCTTACAGAACTTCCTATCTCTGATTTACCTTGGGCAATGCCAATGACTCCTATAACATCTGGAGCTACATCTGGGGTCGGCACTGCACCCGTTGGTCCATTAGAAGGTACTTGGGTAGTTGGTATATTTATCGACGGCGAGGATAAACAACAACCTTTAATGCTAGGTACATTAAATAGTAAACCAGCAAAACCCCAAAAAACAAAAATTAAAGAGGATATACCTGAGAATACAGTAAGAGATTCTGAAGGTAATGTTGTTAGAGATTCTGAGGGTAATCCTATTCAAACAACAGAAAATCCTGCACCGTCTGTTCAAGAAAATCCTAATATAAGTAAAGAAATAAAAACAGATTTACCTCCATTATCAATAGAGGAAGTACAAGAGTACTTTAATTATATTGCAAATGATGAAACGACGACCGGTATTTCAAAGTATAAGTTTAGTTTAAAGGATTTAATTGCATTTAATATAATCAAAACAGATTCTACTATTGATAATTTAAATTTTACTGGAAAATATGATATTAAAACATTAAATGATTTAACTAGTAATAATTCATTATTAGATAAATTAATGTATGAAAAAACCTACAAAAATTATAAACAATTATTAGAATTAAATACCATAACAGTAAATAATGAAAAAGCTAAAGTGTGTGCATTTTTATCTTCTGCACACACTTTTGGTGCTCTAAATACAGGTAAGCCTAATATTATTAATGATAATGGTGAATCTATAGAAGAAGTATATGCAAATACAAATAAAAATTTTGGAGGAGACGGCGAATACCCAAAAGAATTTGCAGATATACCAAATGCAGATAGTTTTGTTGCAAGCAACCCTAATAATCCCACAAATGATCCTTCGCAATCATTAAATGATCCTTCTCTTGCACAAAGTACAGGATATCAGGATCCAAATAAAGTATATCCGAAAAAAGAATATTTTGATAAACCTGATACAAATAAATTAGCTTGCGGCGATAAAGAAAATAATTTACTTAAAAATAAGAAAAAGAAAAGAATAACTAATATAACAACTGCAAATTCTACAAAGACTTGGGATGAACCAGAGTCTCCCTATGCAGCAAAGTATCCATATAATCAGGTTATAGAAACAGAAGCAGGTCATACTGTTGAATTTGACAATACTCCTGGTGCCGAAAGAATTCATGTATACCATAAAAAAGGAACCTATGTCGAAGTAGATGTTAATGGTACTATGGTAAGAAAAGTAGCAGGCGATAACTATGAAATAGTAGAAAAAAATGGATACCTATATACTAAAGGATCATTGAATATTACATCTGAGGGGCCTGCAAAAATACAAGTTAAAAATTCTGCAGATATTCAGGTGTTTGGTGAAACAAAATTAATAGGTCACAAATCAGTTACAGTTAATGCTGCAGAATTTATAAACTTTAATGCAAACAATGGTATAAATTTAGGAACAGCTGGTCCAATCAATATCAATTCAGGTAAAGGCATTAATATAAGAGGAACAGAAATTATTTTTGAGGCATATGAAGATAATATAGTAGGCACGGCAAGGACGGATATTATATGGGAAAACGGGGAGACATTTAGTGTAAGATCAAAAAATGCAATAATTGATGACTTAGTAGATTTTTCATCAGGCAATTCTTTAGATGGAAAATTAACAGGACTAGAAAGTAGATTTGTCGGTACACCTAAAAAAGAATCTTCTAGTAGTAGTAACACCAATGAGGCGGATGAATCAGTTGATAAGTGTCCTCCTTTTGCATCACCTAAAGCTAGTACAGATGAAAATAATTTTAGTGTAGAAACACAAGAAGATATAAATAACAATCCCAATTCTAAACAGGAACAAATTGATAAGGGTGAAATGATAGATAGTTCCCCTAGTGAATCTGGTAGTACAGAAACAGAAGCACCTGAAGGGCTGGAAAATGTTACACCGGAATCAACGGAATGTTCATGCGAAGAATTTTCAAAATATAAATCTTTCCCAGAATCTATTAAACTGTCAAAATATTATACTTTAGGGGCATTAACTACTAGAACACCGGCAGCTAGTTATCAATTAGTAGATAATGCGGGTCTTACTAAAGCACAGATTGCATGCAATTTAAAAACACTTGCAGTAAATTGTCTGGATAAAATAAAAGATAAATATCCAGATATGATAATAACAAATGCTTTTAGAGCAAAAAATAGTAAATCTGACCATGACACAGGATGTGCAGCAGATTTACAGTTTAAAAATCATACATTTAAACAATATTATGAAATCGTAAAATGGATTTATGAAAATATACCGAATACACAAATTCTTTTAGAATATCAAAATAAATCTTATGGATTAATTTCTTGGATACATATTGCGTATGATTCTAGATCAGGGCCAAGACCTTTGAGATATGCAACATTTTATAATCATGGAATATACAAACAAAATCAATTTGTAAATCTTGCTTAATAAATAATAAAAATGGCGACGACAATAAATAGAAAAGTAAGACAATTTACGGACTTCAATCTTTTATTTGAAACAAATCCTTTTTCCAAGGATATAATTTTGAAAAAAGATGAGGAAGCGGTAAAGGCATCTATAAAAAATTTAATTTTAACAAAAAATTATGAAAGGCCTTTCCATCCAGAAATTGGATCGCCTGTCTACGCTCTTTTATTTGAAAATTTTAATCCGGTATTAAAAAATACGCTAGAAAAAGTAATTGAAGAATTATTAAAAAAATTTGAACCTAGAGCTGAGATAACATCTGTAAATGTAACTGATAATTCTGATGAAAATTCTATAGATGTTCAAATTGAATTTCGAATGTTAAATGTAGCTAGACCAATAACAGTTTTAACCTCATTAAAAAGAGTAAGATAATATGCCTTCTCTTAAAATAACAGAACTAGATTTTGATGAGATAAAGAAAAATCTAAAGAATTTCTTAAAATCTTATACCGATGAAAATGGAAATCAAGTATTTACTGATTACGAGTTTGAAGGATCTAGTTTATCTGTCTTAATTGACTTGCTTGCCTATAACACACATTACAATGCATATTATACAAATATGTTGGCTAATGAGATGTTTTTAGATAGTGCAATAAAAAGAGAATCTGTAGTATCAATAGCAAAGCATTTAGGGTATACACCTACATCTATTAGAGGGGCAAGAGCACTTGTTACATTTGATGTGATTGACCCCACAGGTAATCCTGATACTTTGACTTTAGAAAAATATACACCATTTACTACAACTATTGATGAGAATTCACTTACATTTGTTAATTTAGATCCAATAACAATTGAAAAAGAAAATGGAATTTATCGTTTTAGTAATGTTGAAATAGTTGAAGGTACACCTGTAGAGTATGTACATCGCGTATATGTACCTGGTCCCGCAGAAAAATATGAAATACCTAATGATAATATTGATACAACTAGTTTAAGAGTAGTTGTACAAAACTCTTTTAGTGATACTACCTCAATATCATTTAACTTAGCAGAAGACATTACAACGGTGGGAGCAACCTCAAACGTATTTTATCTTGAGGAAAGCTCAACAGGCAAGTATCAGATTTATTTCGGCGATAATGTTTTAGGCAAAAAATTGTCTCCGGGTAATTTAATTAGATTGCAATATCTAATAAGTAATGGTAGTGACGGTAATATTTCAGGTACAATTGAACAATCTTTTTCTTCATCGGCGGTAATAGGTGGAGGAACAATTACAGGCGAAATTGTTGCGACTCAAAATTCAACAGGTGGCGCACCTAAAGAATCAATTGATAGTATTAAATTTAAAGCACCTAAGTTTTTTGCTTCGTATAATAGAGCAGTTACTGCGATGGATTATAAGGCAATTATACAAACAAATTATCCGACAATAGAATCTATAGCTGTTTGGGGAGGGGAAGATAATTCACCGCCTATATATGGTAAAGTATTTATTTCTCTTAAACCTTATTCTGGTTATACTATCAGTTCTACTATTAAAGAGAATATAAAAAGAGAACTATTAGCAAATAAAAGAGTAATGTCTATAATTCCGGAAATTATAGATCCAGAATTTATACATATATCCTTAGATACAACAATTAAATACGATAAAAATATTGCTACGATATCATCAAATCAAATAAAAACATCTGCGGAAACTGCAATAAGAAATTACTTTAGTACAAATTTACAACAATTTGGAAATGATTTTATATTTTCTCAATTATCAAAAGAAATAGACAATAGCGATCCTGCTATTATAGGCAATGTAACAAAAATTAAAATACAAAAACGAATAGTTCCTAGCTTAAATATTGACAATATATACGACTCAACTAATCCCATAAAATTTAATAATAAAATAATACCAGGCACAATTCAGTCATCATATTTTAATGTATATTTAGATAAAATAATATACAAAGCAAAAATTATTGATTCACCAAATCAAAATCCTGCAAATTATGAGGGCACAGGTACTTTAAGATTATTGGATTATACGGGTGAAAATACACTTATAAGTAATTTGGGAAGCATTAATTACGCAACAGGTGAAATTACTATACCTGTACTAAGTATTTACGGGTTTATTGATAATATTTCTGATATAAGAATTAATGCAGAATCACAATCTTATGATATACTAGCAGAAAAAAATCAAATATTAGTTATAGATGATAGTACATTGAATACTACATCTAATAGATTAACGGGGTTAAAAATTAACGTGAGTGCTATATGAAGTTAGATAACTTTCTTTCTTCTATAGTAAATAGTCAATTACCAGATTTCATACAGTCTGATTATCCTACGTTTGTAGAATTTATAAAGGCATATTATAAATTTTTAGATCAAACAGCAAAACCTCAAGAAGTTTTGCAGAATATAAAAAAATATGCCGACATAGATAAAACTGTAGAATCTCT